ATGACAAAAGCCGTTGAATTGCTTAGAAAAGATTTTTACAGAAAGGGGGTATGTGTTATTGCTGATATTGTAAAAACAAGGCAGGAAAAGACAAATAATAAGCGTGGCATTGGCAACAGAGGAAAAACAAAGATTGTTATAAAAGAGCATTTTTCCGAAAAGGGAAAGACAATGGGAGAACTTCTGACAGATGTTATGCTGGAAAAAGCAAAGCAGACAATCGCATAAAATCGGTGCAGTTGTAAGAAATAGATTGAATGACAAAAAGTACCCGTGTTATACTTTACTTGCAAGCAGGTATTGTAAACACGGGTTAGTTATAAAGGAGGATAACTGACAATGAAACAACAGATTTACAATACTGCACTTTATCTTAGGTTAAGCCGAGATGATGAATTACAGGGCGAAAGTTCCAGCATTACCACACAAAGAAGTATGTTGCGTCTATATGCAAAAGAACATCATTTGAATGTGATTGATGAATATATTGATGACGGCTGGTCGGGAACAAATTTTGAAAGACCGAGTTTCCAGAGAATGATTGAAGATATAGAGGCAGGAAAAATCAACTGTGTTGTAACGAAAGACCTTTCCCGACTTGGCAGAAATTATATTATGACAGGACAATATACAGAATTGTATTTTCCCAGCCATAATGTCCGTTACATAGCGATTGACGACGGTGTAGACAGCGAAAAAGGCGAAAGTGAGATTGCACCATTTAAAAATATCATTAATGAATGGGTGGCAAGAGATACAAGCCGTAAAGTGAAATCGGCATTTAAGACAAAATTTGCAGAGGGTGCGTATTATGGGGCTTATGCTCCGTTAGGATATAAGAAACACCCCGACATCAAAGGAAAACTGCTGGTTGATGAGGAAACAAAATGGATTGTTGAAAAAATCTTCTCCCTAGCCTATCAAGGTTACGGTAGTGCAAAAATCACAAAGGTACTGCGAGAAGAAAAAGTTCCGACAGCGTCTTGGCTGAATTTCACAAGGTACGGTACTTTTGCACACATCTTTGAGGGAAAGCCCGAAAGCAAGCGTTATGAGTGGACGATTGCTCATGTCAAGGCAATCTTAAAAAGTGAAGTCTATATCGGAAACAGCGTTCATAATCGACAATCAACAGTTTCATTCAAGAGCAAGAAAAAAGTGCGTAAGCCCGAAAGTGAATGGTTTCGAGTAGAAAATACCCATGAACCGATTATTGACAAGGAAGTGTTCTATCGTGTGCAGGAACAGATAAAATCAAGGCGTAGACAGACAAAGGAAAAAGCAACGCCGATATTTGCAGGGCTTGTCAAGTGTGCGGATTGTGGCTGGTCTATGCGGTTTGCGACAAATAAGGCAAATAAAACGCCATACAGTTATTATGCTTGCAGTTACTACGGGCAGTTTGGCAAAGGTACTTGTTCTATGCACTATATCCGTTATGATGTGTTGTATCAAGCCGTATTGGAACGATTGCAGTATTGGGCTAAGGCAGTACAGCAGGACGAAGAAAAGGTGTTGAATAAGATACAAAAGGCTGGCAATGCAGAGCGAATACGGGAAAAGAAGAAAAAGGCAAGTGCCTTGAAGAAAGCCGAGAACCGACAAAATGAGATTGACCGCTTGTTTGCGAAAATGTACGAAGATAGAGCCTGTGAGAAGATAACGGAACGAAACTTCATCATGCTGTCGGGGAAATATCAGAAAGAACAGATAGAACTGGAACAGCAGATAACCAACCTAAGAGAAGAATTAAGTAAAATGGAACAGGATATGATAGGTGCTGAAAGGTGGATTGAGTTAATCAAGGAGTATTCCGTACCAAAGGAACTGACAGCACCGTTATTAAATGCAATGATAGAAAAAATCCTTATTCACGAAGCAACAACGAATGAGGAGAACGAAAGAATACAGGAAATAGAGATATATTACCGATTTATTGGAAAAGTAGACTGATAAAGAGGGTTCATATCTTTAACTAAGGGAAACTGGACTGAGTCTCCCGGATATCGCCTTATTGGAACCTCTGGCAGATATCCTGGGAGTAACAGTCGCAGAGCTGCTAAAAGGTGAGCGGATTCATGCCGCACTTGAGCCGCAGGAGATGGATGAACTGCTGGGAAAAACCATTCATTTGTCAGACAATCAAAAACACGTACATTCTGGTTTTCACAAAATGTGGTATTTGTTTGTCCTGGGATTCAGCATATTGGAATTCGGAATTTTAATATGGCAGGATGTAAATCTGATCCAGAAGGACATCTTTGTTTTAGAAGCTTTATTTGCCTTATTTGGTGCAGGGTTCTGCTTATTTGCAAAAGAACAGCTTCCGACTTATTATGATGAAAATGAACTTCATTATGTGTCCGACGGGGTCTTCCGAATGAATATTCCGTTTATTCGGATTCACAACAGTAACTGGCCGTATATTGTAAAATGCTGCCGATACTGGATGTTGGGATCCATGATCCTATTTCCTGTTGTCAGCTTTCTCCTAGTTACGGCAGGCTTGTGGGAATCGTCTCAAAAAGCGGTTACTTTGATTTGGGTATTCGGGTTGTTTGGTACCATTCTTGGAACTGGAAAATATTATGAATAGATGGGGATTGGTGTAAAATTATATCCCATTCGCTCTTGACAAATCTTTTTTAAAATAGCTATGATTCAAATTGTTTGAATCATAGCTATTTTATTAGAAAATCAGATAATGTTGCTTCTCATTCCAAGCGTACAGTGCGCCAGTAATTTTTCTTCATCAAGTATCTCTATTTGTTTTCGGGAGGTATCTAAGATCCCTTCTTTTTTCAGGATCCGAAATCGAGCGCTCCATCTGGGCAGTGGACGCTCCCGCAATGCTGGCAAGTTCTGACTGCGACAGCGGGATTTTCGCAGAGAGCGGGTGGACTTTTGTAAGATAGAGGTATAAGATATCGCAAATTCTGGCCAGACATGGTTCAAATGTCTGATTGATACTGTCAAAGAACATATATCCGATAAAATCACAATTCTCACGAAGCAGCTCCCCGGCAAAGGTTCCGTTTTCTGTTGCTATCTTTTTCAAAGTGGGATACGACATCTTGTATACCTCACAGTCTGTCAGTGCCTGTATGATCATTTCATATTCCACACGAAATTCATGAATCTCGACGCCTACCGGGAAAATAGTCCGGGGCCAAACATATTCAGAGACTTCTTCCCCTGTTCATGCCCAAGTGAAAGATGGACAATTCCGTTTTTGATATAGTAAGCAGTGTTATTGATCACTCCATATTGTGTCAGATAACTGCCTTTTCTGATCTGCGTCTTCTGCACCTCATAATTTAAGATTACATCTTCAAAATCATTCAGATAATTTGCCAGATAAATACTCGGAATGATATGCGGTTCAATATCAGCCATTTTTTTCATCCTTTCAGCGGTTCTTAAGATCTGTTTATTTTATTCTAATTTCCATCGGTCCTGTGAGTCAAGAAAAAAGAAGAAAAAATCGTTCTTTTCCCTCATATGAGGGGGAACTATTCAGAAGGAACTTTTATAGTATAAATCAGAAAGATTCAAGGAAATAGAAAGGATGACAAACATGAAAGTTTTTGAACCTATGAAGATCAATGGTCTGGAACTGAAAAACAGGATGGTCGTATCAGCCATGGTGACCAATTATTGTACACCGGACGGAAAGGCAACCGAAAAATTTATTGCCTATCACGAACACAAAGCAAAAGGCGGATGGGCAGATTGAAAGCCATCGGAAGCTGACCGAACGCGTTCACGCCGCAGGCGGAAAAATCGCAGCTCAGATTTATCATGCCGGAAGAGAGACAAGCAGTGCCGTGACCGGAGTGCAGCCCGTAGCCCCTTCTGCAGTCCGGGAGCCAAGTATGCCGGAAACACCCAGAGAATTGACGATCCCGGAAATCCATACTCTGGTAGAGCAATTCGGTGACTGTGCAAAAAGAGCCAAAGCAGCCGGATTTGATGCAGTAGAAGTGCATGGAGCGCACGGATATCTGGCAGGCGCTTTCGCATCCCCGTTTTCTAACAAACGAAGTGACGAATATGGCGGAACGATCCGCAATCGTGCAAGATTTGGCATGGAGATTATTCGGAACATCAAAGAAAAATGCGGAAAAGACTATCCGGTGTTGTATCGGATCTCTTCTGTAGAATATGTGCCGGGCGGGCTGGATATCGAAGAGTCAAAGGTCATCGCAAGGTTGATGGAAGAAGCGGGCGCAGACTGTATTCACTGTTCCCAGGGCGTATACGCATCCACGCACACGATCATTCCGCCCTCCGTATTTCTGCGGGCGGGTTATGTGGAACATGCCGCAGAAATGAAAAAAGCAGTTCAGATTCCTGTTATCGCTGTAGGACGAATCAATGATGTAGAGATTGCGGAAAGTGTTCTCCAGTCCAAAAAGGCAGATCTTGTGACCATGGCAAGAGCCTCCCTGGCGGATCCAGAACTGCCAAACAAGGTTCTGAAAGGACGGGGAGATGAAGTGATCCGTTGTATCGGCTGTCTGCAGGGCTGTATCGGAGAGAACGGAAAAGGAAACGGTATCCGCTGCCTGGTAAATCCGCTTACCGGAATGGAAGATGAATATGATTTGACTCCTGCCGAAAAGGCAAAACAGGTCCTCGTTATAGGCGGTGGTATTGCAGGATGTGAGGCTGCGATCTCGGCAGCGTTAAAGGGTCATAAAGTCACTCTGATCGAAAAAAATGACCGATTGGGTGGACAGTGGATTCCCGCATCGGTTCCGATCGGAAAAAGCGAGTTTACTTCGTTTCTGTGCTGGCAGAAAAGTATGCTGGAGAAAATGCATGTACAGATCCTTCTGAATACAACCGCCGATGCAGAACTGATCAAACTCTATGAACCGGATACGGTCATCATCGCAACCGGAAGCAGACCGTTTATTCCGCCGATTCAAGGTGCAGATCAGGATTTTGTCGTAACTGCTCATGATGTACTCCTTGGAAAAACAGAGCCGGGCAATCGTGTTGTGGTCATCGGCGGCGGTCTCGTAGGAGCTGAAACTGCCGATATGCTCGGTCAGCAATGTGAACAGGTAACCATTATAGAAATGCTTCCGCAGATCATGAAAGATGGAGAAGCAGCTCCAACAAAATACATGAAAGAGCGGTTTTCCCAAAACGGAGTTCAGATTCATACTTCTACAAAACTTTTGGAAATCGGAGATCATACGGTAACCGCAGAAAAGACGGGGAAAGATTTGTACTTGAAAATATTGATACGGTTATTATTGCAGTCGGAGTGAAAACAGACAGAACCCTTCTGGACTCCATGGAACATGTTTCCTGCAAAGTATTAAAAGTGGGAGATGCCAATGGGGTGAAAAACGGATATCTTGGAATCCGGGAAGGATACGAGGCAGGATTGAATGCGTAAAGAAAAGGAGAGGGAAAATGGCAGAAGCAGTAAAAGATTATCAAAAGCTGGAACATGATATCATTCGTCTTGCAGGCGGTGCAGACAATATTGCCAGAGTGCACAACGGTGCGCGACCAGACTCCGTCTGGTTTTGAAAAATACACCCGGACAGGCAGAGGAAAAAATCAAAGCCCTGCCCGGCGTGATCACGGTTGTACAGAAACAGGGACAGTTTCAAGTCGTGATAGGAAATCATGTGGGAGATGTATTCGAGGCAGTTTCTGCAGAACTTGAAACAAACAAAAAAACAGAACAGGAAGAACGCCCAAAAAAAAAGAAAACCTGTTAAACCGCCTGCTTCAGATGATATCAGGAGTATTTGCACCTGTCTGTTATGTCCTTGCAGCCGGAGGACTTTTACAGGGATTGCTGATCATTCTTACAATGGCAGTACCATCCGTGACAGAAACCGGAGTCTATCCGGTTTTTAATTTTATCAGCTGGACGCCGTTTACCTTTTTGCCGGTACTGCTTGCGATTTCCGCATCAAAGCATTTTCACTGCAATCCATATATTGCGGCCGCCTGCTGTCTGGCACTTGTAAATCCTGTGTGGACAGAAATGGCAGGAAAAATCGCAGAAGGAGAGAATATCCGTTTTCTTTTTGTAAACCTGACGGAAATCACCTATACCTCTTCTGTACTGCCGCCTTTGATTTTAGTTGCACTGCTGTCCAAGCTGGAGAAATTTCTAAATAAACATTTGCCGGAATTGATCAGATCCTTATTTACTCCGCTTATCTGCCTGGCAGCGCTGGTTCCACTGACCATCGTTGTGATCGGTCCATTGATCCAGTGGCTGTCCAATGGAGTTGCCGCCGGATACAATCTTCTGTATCAGATGGCGCCTCCGATCGCAGGTGCAGTTGTCGGCGGGGTGTGGCAGGTGATCGTAATCTTTGGCATTCACTGGGGGATGGTTCCGATTGTAATTGCCAATTTTGCGCAGAACGGACAGGACACACTGCAGATTTTTATTCAGATTGCTGTAATTTCACAGATGGCAGCTGCATTTGGAGTATTTTTAAAAGCAAAAGACAAGCAGCTGAGAACAGATGCACTGTCCGCCGGAATCACAGGAATTTTCGGAATTACAGAACCGGCAATCTATGGGATCACACTGCCGAGAAAGAAACCGTTTATTTATGGCTGTATCTGGGCTGCAATCGGAAGTGCAATCGCTGCGATACTGGGAGCAACACAGTATGTGTATGCAGGACTTCCGGGACTGATCTCCGTGGTAAATTCCATATCTGTGGAAAATCCGGGTTCATTTCCAGCCTGTGCCACAGGAGCAGCAGTGACGATTACAGGAACAATCGGAAGTATCCTGCTGTTTGGGTGCGAACCAAAGCAAAAGGAAAACGCAGAGCATTCTATTTTGGGACAAACTGTTTTCAGTCCGCTGACAGGAGAACTCAAATCTCTAAAAGACGTCAATGATCCCACATTTTCAGAAGAGATACTTGGAAAAGGAATTGCAATTCTTCCAAAAGAAGGAATCGTCTATGCGCCTTTTGACGGAGTAGTGTCCGCTCTTTTTGATACAAAACATGCAATTGGACTGACAGACGATCAGGGAATGGAGCTTTTGATCCATGTAGGACTGGAAACGGTAAATTTGGGCGGAACTCATTTTGAGGTGCATATTTCTCAGGGGGATCTGGTGAAAAAAGGTGATCCGCTGATTACATTTGATCTGCAGGAAATCCAGAAAACACATGATGTCATTACACCGGTTCTTATTACAAACGCAGATGATTTTTCAGAAATCGTGGTACAAAAAGAATTCGGTCCGGTAAAAGCAGGAGATGCAATTTTAACAGTCAAAAAATAGAGAAAGGATAAAAAAGAGATGAATCGAGTAATATTTCCAAAGGATTTTTTATGGGGCGGCGCAGTGGCAGCCAACCAGTGTGAAGGAGCGTATTTGGAGGATGGAAAAGGGCTGTCCATTCAGGATATCATGCCAAAGGGAATCAAGGGGGCACCTACAGAAGAACCTACAGCGGACAACATGAAGCTTGTGGCAGTCGATTTTTACCATCGTTACAAAGAAGATATTGCCATGCTTGCAGAGATGGGATTTAAGGTGTTTCGATTTTCTATTGCATGGTCCAGAATTTTCCCAAATGGAAATGACAAAGAGCCAAATGAAAAAGAACTTCACTTCTATGATGATGTACTGAATGAGTGCAAAAAGTATGGTATTGAGCCATTGGTGACGATTTCCCATTACGAGACTCCATTGCATCTTGCAAGAGAGTATGACGGATGGAGGAGCCGAAAGCTCATCGACTTTTATATGAATTTCTGTAAAGTAATCTTTGAACGCTACAAAGGAAAAGTAAAGTACTGGCTTACTTCTAATGAAATCAATTCTGTGCTGCATCAGCCTCTGATCAGCGGTGGAATCCTGACTCCAAAGGAACAGCTCACAAAGCAGGAGCTGTATCAGGCAATCCATCATGAACTGGTTGCATCAGCAAAAGCAGTAAAGCTGGCGCATGAGATTATGCCGGACAGTCAGGTTGGCTGCATGATTCTGGCAATGCCGACATACCCGCTGACACCAAAGCCGGAGGATGTACTGGCAGCAATGCAGGCAGAACAGAAAAACTATTTCTTTGCAGATGTTCAGGCGCGCGGTGCATATCCAAAATATCTGGACAGCTATCTGAAAGAACAGAATGTCAGGATCAAGACAAAAATCCTGACGGGAACTATTGCTGTCTATATCGGAATCGTCTGTTATCTGTCCACAAAATTTGCACAGGGATCCACAACTGTTGGTATGATCGTATCCATCAAATTTATGAATTACAGCCGCTTTCACACACATCTGTATTGTTTCCACACTGCCTTCATGATAAACTGTCTTTATAAATGATAAAAATCACGGAGCTGAAACACGCATGGAAAAACTACAGAATACCAAAGAACCTTCCAGGGATCCGGAACGTATGAAATACCGGCTTTCGGAAGCGATGAAAGAATGTATGAAATATGCGCCGGTAGAAAAAATCACAGTAAAAGAAATTGTTGAAGTATGCGGTACAACAAGGCAGACCTTTTACCGAAACTTTCAGGACAAATACGATTTGATCAACTGGTATTTTGATAAGATTCTTTTGAAATCTTTCGAGTACATGGGAAAGAGCGAAACAATCTACGAAGGACTTGTCAATAAATTTTATTATATCCAGCAGGAGAATCTGTTTTTTCGTACTGCCTTTAAGAATGATGATCAGAACTGCCTGAGGGATCACGACTTTCATCTGATCCTTCAATTTTATACAGACCAGATTGAACAGAAGACCGGAGAGAAAATTTCAGAGCATTTGCGTTTCTTACTGGAAATGTATTGCCAGGGTTCCATCTATATGACTGTACAGTGGGTTCTTGGAAAGTTGAAAGGAACTCCAGAAGAAATTGCACGCTCTCTGGTTGATGCTATGCCTCTGAAACTAATGGAAGTATTTAAGGTATTAAATCTATTGTAAAGTGACAAATTTGACAGTTTTTCACTTTCTATTTTTATGAAAAATTGTTAAAATCAAAACAAAGGAGAGTGATACAAATGGCAAATAGAATTATGCTGAACGAAACATCTTATCATGGGGCAGGAGCAATCCAGGAAATTGCAGCAGAAGCAAAGGCAAGAGCTTTCAAAAAAGCATTCGTCTGCTCGGATCCGGATCTGATCAAATTCGGAGTCACAGGAAAGGTGACAGACGTTCTTGACAAAGCTGGGCTTGCTTATGAAATTTATTCTGACATCAAAGCAAACCCGACCATCGAAAATGTACAGAATGGTGTTGCCGCATTCAAAGCTGCCAAAGCAGATTACATTGTTGCAATTGGCGGCGGTTCTTCTATGGATACCGCAAAGGCAATCGGTATTATCATTGCAAATCCGGAATTTGAAGACGTAAGAAGTCTGGAGGGTGTGGCGCCTACAACAAAACCCTGTATTCCAATCATTGCCGTTCCGACAACTGCAGGAACAGCTGCAGAAGTTACCATCAACTATGTGATCACAGATGTGGAAAGAAAAAGAAAATTGGTCTGTGTGGATCCGCATGATATGCCGATCATTGCGATCGTTGATCCGGATATGATGTCCTCTATGCCAAAGGGACTGATTGCCTCTACTGGTATGGATGCACTGACACATGCCATCGAAGGTTATACAACCAAAGGAGCATGGGAGATGACAGATATGTTCCACTTAAAAGCGATCGAGATCATTTCCAGATCTTTGAGAAGTGCAGTAGCAAATGAAAAAGAAGGACGGGAAGGAATGGCTCTCGGACAGTATATCGCAGGGATGGGATTTTCCAATGTCGGCCTTGGAATTGCGCATTCCATGGCACATACATTAGGAGCTGTTTATGATACGCCTCATGGTGTCGCATGTGCGATGATGCTTCCAATTGTTATGGAATACAATGCAGATTGCTCCGGAGAAAAATATCGCGAAATCGCATGTGCTATGGGCGTGAAAGGTGTAGATGAGATGTCTGCTGACGAGTACAGAAAAGCTGCTGTGGATGCAGTACAGAAACTTTCTGTAGATGTAGGAATCCCAACAAAACTGGAAGCACTCAAAGAAGAAGATCTTCCGTTCCTTGCCGAATCTGCGCACGCAGATGCATGTGCACCAGGCAATCCAAAAGATGCCAGTGTAGAAGATCTGAAAAACTTATTCAGAAAACTGATGTAAACAGAACCAGACAGGACAGCCGTTGAAAGAGATGGCAATCCTGTCTTTTTTACTTTTAAAAGTTTATTAAGCTAAAGCGTTAATTTGCCAGTTCTTTAAAAAAATAAAGAAAACAGTGCAAAACCTATTGACAATTTATTAAAAAAGTATAAAATATCTATAAAACAGAGTGTACTCTATTATAAAGAAATGGGAGATGAAAATTTTATGGCAACTTTTATAACAGGGCTTGTAATACTTTTACTTGGAGGCTGGCTGTACGGGAAATTTGTAGAGCATGTCTTTAAACCTGACGATCGCGAGACTCCAGCCGTACGAATGAAAGACGGTATTGATTATGTTCCTATGAATAAATGGAAGAACGCATTGATCAACCTCTTAAATATCGCAGGTACTGGTCCGATTTTTGGGCCGATTCAGGGGATCTTGTTTGGACCAATCGCATTTATTACCATTCCAATCGGATGTGTGATCAGCGGTGCAACACATGACTATTTAAGCGGAATGATGTCACTTCGCCAGAATGGTGCACAAATGCCGGGAATCATCCGGAAATTTCTGGGAAATAAAACCTATCAGGTGTATAATATTTTCCTTTGTTTTCTGATGCTTCTTGTTGGTGCTGTTTTCACCTATACCCCGGGAGATCTATTCGCAGGACAGATTTGCGGATTTCAGGATGTCAATGTATGGACATGGGTAATTTACGGAGTGATCTTACTTTACTATCTGGTCGCAACTTTGTTCCCGATTGATAAGATCATTGGTAAGATTTATCCGATTTTCGGTGCGATTCTGCTCTTATCGGCAGTCGGAGTATTTGCTGGAATCTTTATTCAGGGATATCAGCTTGATAATATTGATTTCAGCCATGGTCTCAAAGGAATTTTTGATGTGTATCCGATCTTTGATGCAGAAGGAAATTCGGGAGCAGGAACAAAATTCATTCCTGTCTTTTTCGTAACAGTAGCCTGTGGAATTACATCTGGTTTTCACTCTACACAGTGTACTTTAATTGGACGCTCTGTAGAACATGAAAAAGAAGGACGCACAGTCTTTTATGGAATGATGATTCTGGAAGGCCTGATCGCCATGATCTGGGCAGCAGCAGCTATGGGACTTTACAACAGCAGTTCTACTGCCGGAGCTACCGCAGCAGTTGGCGAAGTTGCAAAAGGTCTGCTTGGTCCTGTGGGAGGAATCATCGCAATCCTCGGTGTGATTGTTCTTCCAATCACATCCGGAGATACAGCCCTTCGCTCCTGCCGTCTGATGGTTGCAGATTACCTGCACATTGATCAGAAAACCAGAAAAAATCGTGTACTTGTGACATTGGGAATTTTTATTCCTGTCATTTTGATCCTTGTTTTTGCAAAAATGAATACAGAAGGATTTAATATCCTCTGGAGATATTTTGCATGGAGCAACCAGACCATCGGAGTTTTCGCATTTGCTGCAATTACTATTTATCTGATGGCGAAAAAGGGGGCAAAAAAAGGAATCTATCTGATTGCATTGATTCCAGGAAGTTTTTATATGTTCATCATATCTTCTTTCATTTTGAGTCAGAAAATTGGATTTGGTCTGCCAATGACAGTTGCTTATATTATCGCAGGTGTTTTGACCGCTCTCTATTTTGCCGGTCTGATCAAGCTTGGCAGAAAATATGCTGCCAGCCATGAGGAAGAGTAACCTTTTCTCTATGAAACTGTTTTCTTAATATTTACATAAAAGTTCCTTCTGCGTTATAATATTTATTATAAGCTCAAAAGAAAGAAGGAATTGAAAATGAAAGTTTTGATGTTAAATGGAAGCCCGAGAAAAGAAGGCTGCACGTATACCGCACTTATCCAGATTGCCGGGGTTTTAGAGAAAAACGGAATCGAAAGCGAAATTTTTCAGGCTGGAACCCCGGAACTTGAAAATGTAAGAGCAGCTGCCGAAAAGATGAAAGAGGCAGATGCTCTGATCGTCGGCTCTCCGGTATACTGGGCATCTCCAAGCGGGCAGATCATCGAATTTATGGATAAGTTCTGTTCTCTTGCCGGAAAAGATATGTTGCTGAAACCTGCTGCCGCCATTGCATCCGCAAGACGCGCCGGCACCACAGCAACCTTGGATGTCCTCTTAAAATACTTTTCATTCCACCAGATGCCAATCGTTTCTTCCAACTATTGGAATATGGTACACGGCAACACTCCGGATGAAGTACTTCAGGACAAAGAAGGAATTCAGATCATGCATGTTCTCGGCAAAAATATGGCATGGCTTCTGCATTGTCTGGAAGCCGGAAAAAATGCTGGAATTTCAAAACCGGAATCAGAAGAGAAGGTAAAGACAAACTTTATCCGTTAAATCTCTGATTTTTCAACACATCCCGGATCGTATTTCATCCGGGATGTGTTTTTTTTCTCAAAAAATACGATTTTCCCACCTCTAAAATATTAAATGTCCTCTTTCACAGTCATGACTGCACTGGTAATAGGAACTCTCAGCATATGCTCATTTCTGATATCGGATGTTTTCTGCAGGCACCGGTCTAGATATCCATTCAAAATCGTCAGCGGTGTACGCAGATCATGGAGGAGTGCAGTGCTCAGATCCTGATTGGCCTTTCTGCTTGCTGTCTCCTGCCGGATATTTTTATCCCTTTCTTTTCTATTTTAAGCTGTTTGATCTGTGTATATTATAGCGAATTTAAAAAAATACTATTTTTCTTAAGCATTTTTAAGATTTATTGATTTTCAAAGATTCCCGTGGTTGACGCAAAAACTTCAAAAAACGTGTCAACCACGGGCTTTTTGTCGAATAAAATGCAATCAAAAAAGAATTGATTTCAGGTAGAATAATCGAACCGTTTACAACACACTTACAACAAATTGATTTCTATTTTTTCAATCTCATTTCTTAAGTCTTCCAATGTCCGGTGACCATATGTGTCATTTGTAATATCACCTATCTTATGTCCAAGCATTCTTTTTCGATCATTCTCCGCGACTTTATATTTTTCGCACAATTTTGAAAATGTGTGCCGGCAATCATGTGGAGTATGCTTTTCAATTCCAAGTGTGGCCAGTTGAGTATACATCTTATCCCGGAATATATCGATTCTATCAGGCAGGATAGAACCCTGTACTTTTATCCTGTGTTTTACAAGATTTAAAATACCGGAATAAATAGGAACGGTTCTGTTTTTCCCAGCATCCGTTTTGATACCGCCGAAAAAATAACGTTCTTTCAAATTGACATCTAAAGTCTTATATTCCGATATCCGAAAGCCGGAGTAGCACATGATCAAGATCATCTCAGACACTTCATTTTCTTTTGTTTCCCACAATTTCTTCAAATCTTCATCAGTAAATGGAATTCCATGTTCATCATCGTCATCCTGTGTAATTTCGACATAAGATGAATAATCTTTTGTACACAAATTATTTGACATAGCATATTTGTACATGTGGCAGTATAGATTTTGGATGTGTTCTATACTGGCGTGTCTGAGTGGACAAGCGTCCATTACTTCCTGCAGATCGTCTGTAACAAGCTCTGCGAAAATTCTGTTGTGTAGGGCAGCAGAGTTCTTGAATCCTGCGCGTAGCGTATATTCCAAGCTGGTACGTTTTACTTTTTTTGCATCGTATTCATGCCCGAATTTCTTAACATTGAATTTACGAAATACTTCCGCAAATGTTAATTGCGGCTCTTCCTTTGCTTTAATTCCTTGCACCTGATTATAATTTGCAAGCAGAGACTGGATAAAATCCTCCGCATTCTTTTTGTCATCGACCTGGATATCATTTTCCATGCCGGGAGTATAGGTGCCGGCTTTGTATGCTGTAAGAACTGCAAAGCCGATCATCCAGTCAGAAACATAGCATATTGCTTTCTGTGGCTTCATTTGCCCGTTTTCGTATTCTTCTTTAGCTGGCGGGTAAACGCCGTAAGGATTGCGGCGATTCTTACCAAGAAAGCGTATCTGGCCGTAACCATTGGGCAAACGAGGATGCTTTTTTCTTTTGGCCATATCATCATCTCCTTTAAATTTAGGTATAAAAATAGCAGCCAGCACATGAACAAATGTTCTGGATTGTGTAGCTGCTCCGAAGATGATACAATATTCTTGGCTTCAGATTGCATATCTTCGGATATGTAGACCGTCTCAGTGTTGGTAGCACTGGGGCGGTTTTAAATTTGATTTTAATATGTAAATGTGTAAATATGTTGACATTTTTTTGCGTATGATGTAATATAATAAAGTACTAATCATAAAGAATTAGTAATAAAATTCTAGATTAGAAAATAATATTAAAAAGAACACACAATATTAAGTGTTCGAATATTTAAGGAAAAAGTCAGTAATGTTTTTGGTGTGTACCAAAAAAGGTTTGCTGACTTTTTCTTTTTTAATGATTTTCTTTCAAATCAAGATACATAACGCAACGTTTAAAATGAGTAGATTTCATAGCCTCATCCCGATTATATTCGAATATTTCTTTACAAGAACTCCTAATCTGCTCATTAGTTAAATTGTATAAGTTCTTTAAAAGTAATCCTGATTTCTTCTGTACATTAGGATTAGAATTTATTTCTGTCATCAATTTTGTATAATCGGTATATATAGGAAGGGCATTGATTGTCTTTTCAATATTTTTACTTATTATTTTTTCGATAGAGTCGTGTTTACTAATATAAATATCCAATTTACTACCTGGAATAATAGGTGTGGAGGAATTTTTTACGTATTTAAAAACAGGTAATAATCTAGTGTAGGCCAAAGATTTAAACCGGTCTATACACATTGAATCTGGATTAAAATTTTTATTATTGTATAAAATATCTTCAAATATCAAATCGTCTTCAAAAAGACCATACCCAAATTTGCTTAGTATATTTTCTTTATAACCAATTGCGATAGCCAAGGGTTTTGAAGAAAGGTCGATTTTAGTAAGATCATCAAGACCGATAATTACAGATTCTGCTTGTGCAGAGGCTATGTTCGCATCAACAATAGTTTTAATCACTCTTTTGGTTTCTCTAATTTTAATAGGAGAGACTCCAGGGGTTATTTGATTGAGAATATCGTATACTAGACCGAAATTATCAGTGGAAATTTCGGTAATAGGTATATCTTCCCCAGATTGCGTAGTAATAGTTCTGTGTATTTCAACTAATTTACGTTCTCCCTTTTTGTAACTAATAAAGATGAAGTGTTCTCGGATATTTTCAAGTTGAGTCAAAGATAAACAACTTAAAAAATCTACGATGATATTTTGAATATTTTCATCTGTAAAGGAATAACCAAGAAATACTATTGGAGATTCCGAAAAGAGAGTAAGCATTTTCGCAATAAGCAATTTTCGAGACTCGTTAAATTTCATATAGTCATCTTCAGTTATAACGATAGAGGATGCATCGGTTGCAGATCCATGAATTTTGTATATTTCTGCAATATTATAGCTGTCAGAACCAAACAAGTCACTTTGATTCACAAAAATACTGTAATCGTTAGGAAATATCTCGTTTTCTAGGAACAAATCATAATAAGTATCCATCCAAGACATCCCATGTTCTTTATATTAAAACCACCTGTGTTGGAGCGATTCTCGTCTTGCATTGAACCGGATCCTGCATTAGATGTTTCAGTATAGTATAATCCACTTCCAGGGATACCAATACTTTTAGTTGTTTTACCTTTTGAATTAACAGTGTAATGAACTCCTTTCCCTCCAAATGTAATACTTTGACTCTTTTTTCCGAAGTTTAATTTTACTCCTGGAGCAATTTTGAAACTTTTTCTAAATCTAAGCCCCATTTTTTCTTCCTTTCTTCGGCCCATACATAACACCACATATATAAACGCCATGGCGATTATATTGATTCCACAACCGCTAAATGATGAGTAAAATAAATGACATAGTTATCTACAGCAATACATACACCACGAGTCCTTATTAGCAGTCAATACTTTCTTACATATATTCGGATGTGTATACAGTCCCTATTTGTGAACTTAACGGGATAGTTTATTTTACAATCCAAGTATTTGTCTTTTCTTAATTTCAAACTCATCTCTCGTAATTATTCCTTGATCAAGAAGTGACTTGAATTTCAAAATTTCATCTGCACCACTTACGTTCGATGACTGAACAACTGGGGAAGATTGAAATTTGTAAGAGTCTATAGCTGCATTAAGTGAATCTACAAAAGAACCAATGCATCCTTTATCTATATTTTCGATTTTTATGGCAGATGCACCATCTTGTATTGTAATTGAACCGAGTAATAATCCGCGTTTTTGTGAGATGCTGTTGATTTTATCGAGCGGCAGCTCCCTTTGCTTTAATCCGTATAGCATTCCTTTGTCTAAGAAAATCACTCTTCTATCTGTTAGTGCAATAATCCACGTGTTTCCATCAAGAAATCCGGAGATCAGTCCAAGAACACGTTCATCCGGGTTGAGAATTTCTGGAAGATACGAAACCTCTTTCTTGGTTCCAAACATATTGAATGTAGGTAATTGCTTCAATTCTCTCATTACGCTTTGCTTTTCTCTCATACTAAAACTCCTTTTCCTAAGTACTTTAACACCACTTTACTCTATATAAACGCCGAAGCGGTTATATCTTAAAATTTTCCTCTTAATTCTACAACCTTACCAATGATACGAACTGGTTTGCTGAGAATTTCTTCATTGGAGAAGAACATCGGTTCATAACTTGGATTATTTGAAATCAATTCAATTCCATCTCTGTATTTACGGAGTCTTTTACAGGTAGCTTCATGACCATTGATTGTGGCAATGACAACGTCACCGGATTCTGCATCATTTTGTTGGCGAACGATGACAACATCGTTTTCATAGATCCTTGGTTCCATGCTGTTACCTTTTATTTTCAGCCCAAAGAATTCTCCGGTCTTTGCCATTTCTTCTGTGATTTCTTCCGTATCAATAATTTCCTCAATAGCATCAATGGGGATACCGGCGGCAACACGGCCAAGAACGTTGATTGTGACACCTGTGTGGGCAGTGGAATGCGATTGAGTAGTTTTGTCTTCCATTAAGTCAGACCTTTTGCAATGGAAAATGTCACACATTGCATCTACTTTATCCATTCTGGGGGTTTTTATGCCATTACACCAATTATATACAGAAGTAGTACCGACACCGAGAAGTTTTGAAAGTTCTAGTTGTGTCATTTCATATTTGGTTAAGTAATAACGCAAACGTTCAGAAAATATTTGGTTAAATTCTCGCTCTGACATTTCAGTCACCTCATTTCTTATGATGATTATAGTATATACCAAAGGTGGTTTTATTTCAATAAAAAATCAAAATAGTTTCACTTTAAGTATTGACACACACTTAAAGTGATGATACTATATACTTGTATCAAAGAGGGAGTGGTTCAGAGAAAGAAGAGGTGATGCAATTGGAAAAATTACAGATCAGTCTTGCAGCGGCTAGAGTTAATGCAGAGATGACACAAGAAGATGTGGCAAAAGAAATGCATGTATCAAAAAATACGGTGCTTAATTGGGAAAAGGGGAAAGTCATACCTAATTTCGCAACATTAAATACATTGTCTGCATTATATAAAATACCAACAGATAATATTTTTTTGCCTCCAAAATCCACTTAAAGTGATATAATATTGTATAAAACTGACAAAACAGCGTATCAAGTATCAAAAGATACAGGGATTGCTCAATCGGTATTATCCGATTGGAAAAGAGGTAGGAGTAAACCTAAAGCAGAAAAACTAAAAATTCTAGCAGATTACTTCGGCGTAAGTGTTGAGTATTTTTTGGAGTAGGAGGTGTGAGTAAGAAATGTGGATTCCAAAATGGTATTGGGAGGCTCAAATAAGACAGCGAGACGAACTCGAAAGAAGGGTAAATAGGTTAGAGCTTATTCTGTTGCAAGATGCGAAAAATAAAATCGCCAGCCTCAAAGATGAAGAAGCTGGCACAAATAAAAAAGGCATGTATGATATTTGCATCTTGGAAAGGAATTATATCAATTCAAGAGATTCTTTAGTTCAAATGTCTGTTGAATTGCCCGGCCACGATTGGTGCGAATTATCAAATTCACCTTATTGGACAGAGGTGGAAAATTTTCTTTCTCGGAAGAAAAATAAAGATAGCCAGAATCTCCACATAGCGGCGGAAGGTTTATTGGAAAATCCATAGAAAAATAATCATGCTGACTGCGAATAACATTTCCTACACGGGTAGATTCTTCTTTCACTTTTTGAGGAATCTTACAGGCAGTGTATTCATTGCCATCGATAAGTATGGAAATTTCGTTAATAGATAGTGGCATAGTAGATTTATTTGAAAACTGCATGTGCACCAGCAATCCGTGTGGATTGGTCCTGTACGCATTTAACTCAGAATATAGACGCTTTCTGCTTTTAAAGAAAGAGCAAGTCCAGGTTCCAAGTGTTCCGATAGATGCGAATATAGATAATGCGAATGCAATGTTTTCTTGAGTAAAGATATCAGAAAATTTATTCATTCAAAAAGCTCCTTTCGTAATACTCGGTGTTGCAACACCTGTAGTTACAGTATAGGAGACACGGAAACAAATGACAATAAAAAAACTAAAAATCCTAGCAGATTACTTCGGCGTATCAGTGGATTATTTTCTTGAGTAGGAAGCGAGGTGAGAAAGATGGGGCAAATGAGTAGAAAAGAATTATTGGATGTGGTACAAGAATTGATCTTCATTCTTAGTGAAAGGAAAATAACACCAAGAGAAGCGGAGACGGTGGGATATATTTTTGAAAAAAGCATAAAGGAGAACAATGAAAGAGAAAAGGAGCGGTACATGGAAGAAGGTGTGTTCTCGTGGAACTCTCCCGAAACACAGAAGAGTTCCATACATTAAGGATTTATGGCTGCTTTTAGTGTGTCAGGTAATAGCATATCGGATATCTCCATTACAGTAGCCAAGGATTTGAAACCAGTTTTTTCACAAATAGCGTGAATTTTATTCCATGTAGATTGAGGTCGAATGGAATCGAGAAATTGATGTCCTTTATATGTTAATCGTCTTACTGCAAGGTAATAAATACTAGTTCCTTCATAAGAAATCGAACATTTGATAAAGTCTGCTTCATCAAGAAGCACTAGGGTGTAGGCAATAGATGATTTTGAATGTTTAAGCATTTCAGAAGAACGACAAATGTCATCTAAACCTAGCCGATGAAAATCCAAATCGTCATCAAGAACAAGCCATTCTTCTAATGTAAGCAGAGTGTCACGGACACAGTTTAAATCAAGAGTCACTATAATATCTCCTTTCATTTTACTAAGGCATGGCCGTGCCTTGTATGTAAATTATAGGAGATAAGGAAACAAATGACAATAAAGATTCAAAAAAGAAAGAGGTGAGAAAGATGTTAAAAAAGATTTACAGTGAACTGCTCCTTATAAGGAGAGAAATAAAGCAGCTCAACAAGACTTTGGAAAGAAATGTTGAACTGCAAAATAAAATGCGTGATGAGCCAATGTTTATACCGAGCTACTCACGTTCGTCCAAAGAACATACTGCTGAATAACATGATTTGAGTATGTTCTCTACATCATCACCAGACAATGGTTTGTGCATATTATTTTGGCTCATTTGAGCCATGGCCATCAATGCGGATTTCGCCAAATCTACAGCGAGTTCCTTGTTTGATTTATCCATAACTACATCTCCTTTCCTAAATACTCGGCATTGGCAGATGCCTGTAAGTAAATTATAGGAGAGTTGGAAACAAATGACAATAAAGATTCAAAAAAGAAAGAGGTGAGAAAAATGTGTTGGAGCGGAAGTGAAGGAATACCGGGAATGGATTCCACCCAAGAAGAGCAGGAACGGACAGGAAAGAAGTTATATGCTCAATCGTACAGAATCGATCAAATGGAATTTAATTCATTAAAATCAAGATTAAAAGACCTTGAAGCAGAGGTGGAAAGTCTTAAGATCAAGGCACTCTTATTACTGGTGATCTGTGTAGTAATTTCAATTTTTGCATCATTTTCAGTCATGAATATCGCAAGACAGTATTCAACGATTCACGATTACTACATGGATTCACAGAGAAATGATCGGGAGACGGGACGATCTTTGGACGAACTGATTCAAAAGATAGAAGAGTTTGATGCAAAGACTGATTAAAAACAGGAGATGATGAAAAAATGGACACTACAATTGCGTTAAAAGAAACATTAAAAACTGCAGAAATTGCAAAGATTACCGGTTGTTCCGTGAACGAAGTACGATACCGTATGAGACACAACATCTGGACATTTGGAGTCGTGCGGAAGACCGGGGCAGTAAAGAAACACTATGAAGCTACTATTTCCGAAGTGGCTGAGTTCTTCAGACTGAGCCGGGAGGAAGTTATCAGGAGGTTAAACGATGGGAAATAAGAGATTAACCATACAAAGAGTTGATCAATTCATCAGGCTCCTGGGAGCAACTGAAAAAGTGAACGGGTATGCAGAACAGCAGAAGCAGCATGCGATTGCCTGTTTAAATAATTATTGCAGGGAGTTGGAGTATCAAAATAGAAAATCAGTAAAAATCAAAGGAGAAACAGATGGACCAAAGGATCTTGAACATGACAGCAGGGCAAGTTCTGGAATACGGAGCACTTGTCAGCAGGAGGGATGAACTGAGGCAGCTTCAGGAAAATGAAGAAGTAACTGCAGAATTAAATCTGATAGAGGAGAGGATCAAAGAACTTGGATTTGAATGAAGAGAAGGAGAGGAAACAGATATGGATCATTCGTTGGCAGTCCGGCAGAATACGGAGCGAATATGGAACATACGAAGAGGCGAAACAGGTAGCAGAAGAAATCGGAGGAGAGTACATCATTGTATGAGCTTCAGGGAGAGAAGAAAGATTCGGTACACTTTGGAACTGTTGCGGATTCTGGAAGCGGCAGCAGCAGTATGCACAGTGATGATGATAGAAGCGGGAACATTGTGGATAGGAATGATACTCATTATTTTGGTGATTGAGTTCTGTTGCCGATACATAGAAAAAAGTATAAAAAAGTAGTGCACCTGCCGCAAACAGATGCACCGGATATTTTGCCAATACAAACAAAATAAAAACTCATTTATATTGTACACCTGTATTGGCAAAATGTCAAAGAAAATGAGAGCAAAAAGCTCCAGTTTTTCACTTGATAAGAATATTAAACTTAGGAGCAAAACAGGATGTATAAACGAAAGAGTTATGACCTGGGAGACATCAGAGAAGTGATGGAGTATCACAATGGGAGATATGGTGCTCCGGGAATGCCGAGAATGAAAAAGAAGAAAGCCACACCAGAGCAGATCAGGAAAGTGAATCAGTGGAATAAAGAACGGCAGTGCTGGAGAAAGATGAAGCTGAACTTTCAGGAGAATGACTACTGGGTGACATTGACTTATAAGCCGGAGAACAGGCCAGAAGATATGGAGAACGCAGCAAAAGACATCAGGAAGTGGCTCAATAAAGTACGGACACAATACAAGAAACGGGGAGCAGAACTGAAATGGATGCTGCATACCGAGATTGGAAGCCGAGGTGGTGTTCATCATCATCTGGTCATCAACCGGATTCCGGATGCAGATTTGATTATGCGAAAGGTATGGGACAAGGGCGGAGTCCACATAGATTTGATGTATGACGAGGGTGGGTTTCGAAAACTGGCCGAGTATTTAAGCAAGACACCGGATGAAGAAAACAAACTAAAAGAGAGCCGGTACTCCTGCAGCAGAAATCTAAAGATTCCGGTTGCGGAAGTAAAGACATATAAAAGGAAAACATGGAGTGACGAGCCGAAACCGCCAAAAGGCTATTATCTTGACAAAGAAACATACCATGAAGGAATCAATCCGGTAACAGGATACAAATACCGAAGATACATCCTGATCCGTTTGAACAGGAGAATTTGATATGAAAGCATTGAATATTTACATACGGACAAGTCTGACGGGGCCATGTATCAAAGATGGGTGCTGGGCGGCTGCAATCGAATATCAGACAAGGAAAGGTCCGGCAGTCAAAGGAATATGTGGGGCGGAGAAAGAGACAACGTATTATCGCCTGGTACTGCTTGGAATCGTAGAATCCTTAAAAACACTAAATACGGCATGCCATGTGACCTTATATACAGACTGTATTTTTATCAAGAATATGATTGAAAACGGAAAACCGGAGCAGTGGAAACGGTCAGAGTGGAGAAAGCCATCTGGAAAGGGGATCAAGAATCCAGAATTATGGCAGCAGTATCAGGAACTGGCAGAGCGGAATGAAATAGCCGTCAGATTTAGTAAACATCACGATTACGTGGAAAAATTAGAGAAATTACTGGAGGAAAAACAGCATGTTTGATGTATTTGGAAATTTTGATTCCGTAGAAGAATTGAATGCATGTGCAAAAGGACTTTTGGAGGAGCAGGATCTGGAGCATTTAAAAGTGCTGGCAGAGGAAAACGGGATTCCGGATGGAATCCGGGAAGTATATGAGCAGCATCTGTCGGAAGAACTGGTAGATTTAGTAAATGCGGCACTTGGAAAGCTTCAGATCGAGTTAAAGGAGGAAACGGACGGGATGCCGGCAGGAGAGATCGTGTCGTATCTGTCCATGAGGTGCTTCGAAAAAGAAACTCTGGCAAAAGCAGTAAGAAGAAAGAACCGGACACTCAAAGAATGTCTGAAGCATATCCGGAAAGAAGCAGAAAAAAGAGTCAAAGAAAGAAGCGGGTCACAAATGGTGGCAATGCCGGATCTGGAAGTATTTGCCATGGCAGAAGAATACTATCTGGAGGCGGAGAAATGAGACGAGGAGAGTTATTAAAGCTTCCAGAGTTAAAAGTAACGGAAACTATGCGAAAGACAGTCAGGGAAGATCAAGGACATCAGGTACTAAGATGTGGAAGACCACCTGTCTGGAGTGCAACATATTATTGGTTCTATCGTGCCAAGAAGACAGGAACGGTTTTAGAGATCGATGTATTTACAAGGGATATGATCTTGGCTGGCACAGCACATCCGGAATACCGGCTATTCCTTTTGGAAGAAAACAAGTACTACACCTATGACAATTTGTGTGAGAAGTGGAGAACTGCAAAAATAGATAACTTAAGCTACATGGAAGGATGTGAAGAGATACAACAAGGGTACTGGTACAGTAGCAGAAAAGTGTGGATACGAGAAGAGGATCAAAAACGGATCTCAGAATTTTGTCACAACGGAAAGAAAGAGCCACGTGCAGCAATCGCAAGATGGCAAAATTACAGTAAGGGCAGAAAAGAAATTGACGAAATTGATTCTGAGATGGCACTGGTGCCGGAACTGCCAAAAGATTTTGATGATTTTGTAGATCGGGAAGTCCTTCCACAGTATTTGTTTTATGATGCCGGAAGAAAGGTAACAAAAGGGTATTGCACACATTGTGGAAGAGAAGTAAAAATCAGGAATCCACACTATGGAGACGAGGGCGAATGTCCATCCTGCAGACATCCCATTACCTACCGAAGTCGAAAGAAAGGCGGAAATGTTCACGCAAGAGGATATGCAGGACTCCTGCAGAAAACAAAAGAGGGGTATGTATACCGATATTTTGAGTGTTATCGGAAATTCAGGAATGGACAAAAGGGAGATGGCGGGTACTGGGAGCTGATACGGATCACGTATGACCGGAATTTAAAAAAGATTCATGAATTTGAATATGAACAGTATAAGCAGACAGACTGGGTTCGGTGGTGTTGCAGAGACGGATGGAGATATTATGCAAAAGTGGTAGAGCATGAAGCAATCCTCTATAACCGGAATCTCAAGCAGATCTTAAAAGGAACACCGTTTCAGTATTCTGCAATGGAACGTTTTGTGAAACATGGGAAATATCGGGAAAAAATGTATTTGGATCAATATCTGGAGGGATACCGGTATATGCCTGGAATCGAACAGCTGGTAAAGTGTGGGTTTTACAGAATTGTCAAAGAAAAAATGCAGGGGTACAACACAGGAAACTTAAAGAAGAAAGAGAGGTCTTGTAAAAAGATACTGGGGCTAAACGGGGAATGCTACCAGCTGTTGGCTGGAAAGAATCCAAGCACAAGGGAATACAACACCACTTATAAAATGCAGGAAAAGGGATTGCATCCAACATGGCAGCAGGTTCAGTTTTTTGCAAGGTTTCCGAGGAATTTCACCAGGTATATCCGGTATACCACCATTCACAAGATGGAACGGTACATCAAAGAAGTGTTAGGAGAAGATGAGAGACGAGCCGTGGATTATCACGATTATCTGAAGATGGCAGAGGAACTGGGGTATAACATGCGAGAGCCGTGGATCTTATTCCCGAAGAATTTAGAACAGCGTCATGAAGAGTTGATTGAAGAGAGCAGAGAACGAGAAATAAAAGCCAAAGAGGATTTGGACAATAAAAAAGACAAAAGATACGAGCAATATAGAAAACGGGACAGTTATCTGGAAATGGAAACAGAACAATTTTTATTGAGGCTTCCGAAACGAATCCATGAAATCCGACAGGAAGGAAATGCCATGCATCACTGCGTCGCCACGTATATTGACCGGGTGGCAAAAGGAGAGACAACGATTCTATTCCTGCGAAAGAAGCAGGATCCGGAGACACCGTTTTATACCATGGAGGTAAACAATGGGGTGATGATCCAGTGTCGGGCAAAATATAACGGAGACATGACAGAGGAAGTCAAAGAATTTGTTGAGCTATTCAAAAGAAAGAAGTTGAAACGTACAGAAAGGAAAGCTGGATAGATGGAAGAATTACAGACAATCAGTACACTGCAGGGAGTAGAAATTGCATTACGAAAAGAACTGGAACATATAGCAGAGGGATACATTAAAGTCGGGTATCTCTTAAAAAAGACCAGAGATGCAGAGTTTTATAAAGAGAAGGGGTATGCAGATGTTTTTGAGTTTGCAAAGGAAACCTTCAATATCAGCAGGACGTGGGCAATTCGGTTCATGCAGATCAATGATACATACAGTATTGATGGGAACAGCCCGGAAATTCAGGAGAAATACCGGGGATATGGCAGCAGTAAGCTGTCTGAAATGTTGGCATTGCCGGAAGAAGTGCGGGAAGTGGTACCAAGAGATGCCACGGTACGGGAAATCCGGGAAGTAAAAGAAGTTATCCGGGAAACAGAAGATCGTTATTCGCCGCAGATGAGCCTGTGCGACATCGCACCAGAAGAACACCATGGAAGCTGGACGGAAACGTTAGTGTATGAATTTTTCAAAGGAGAGGGAAAAGGCTGCTTTGAAAAAATGGCTAAATGGATATGGGCTGACGAGCCAAAAGAAGCAAGTACGATCAACTGGGAGATCATGGGAATTGTGGCTCCAACAAAATACCGGATGTTTCGGATGCAATTTGCAAATGCACTATTCAGTGAATTTCAGATTCGGATCATGCCATACAACGGCAGGGGAGAACCAGAAGAGATGAGCTATCTGGAGTTGGCCAAAACATTTGAACAGACCTTTTATCCGGAAGGCAGGAAGACTTCTGATTCAGAAGCCTATGAAAGAGTTTATCAGGTGCCGCTGAGAGAAAAGAAAGAGAGGGAAGTCTTAAAGACGGAACCATTAAAGAAAAAGGCAGAACCTGCAAAAGCACAGGAAACTTTGGAAGAGCCAAAAGAAACAGAAGAACAGATTCAAGGACAGATGGAAGTGGAAGATTATCCGGAACTGATGCCGGATGCTCCGGTTATGAATCTTCCGGAAGAAGAAAAACAGGTACATGAGATCACAGAAGAGGTGGTTCAGGAAGGGGAAGTCATAGAAGACATCTTAAAATCCGGGGATCCGGATAAAATCATCCAGCTTCTGAAGAAAGAATTTGCCTGGCCAAAAGGCGGATGGGACAACTGGAAAAAGAAAGTGATTACTTTATGAGTATTGATTATAGTGATATGGCGTTTCCTAAGCCGAAAAAGAAGAAAAAGAGAATCAGCCATCCGAAAAGTATTTTGAACACAGAAAAGGGCGTGTGCTATCTCTGTGCCAATCTGTATGGAGACTATCGGCAGCAGTATACGGAGGAACACCATGTATTGTTTGGATCCGGGATGAGAATTCTATCGGAAGCCGAGGGATTGAAAGTGTATTTGTGTGAACCGCACCATAAAAGCGGGAAAGAAGCTGTACATAATTGCAGAAAGACAAGAGAACTGCTTTGCGAGATCGCACAGAGGGAATATGAAAAGTCACACACACGGAAAGACTGGATGAAGATCAGCAAGAAAAATTATCTGGATCAGCAAGAGTTGATGAAAGAACCGCAAAATGAAAAGCAGAAAGAAGGACATCCAGGATTCCAATTTTTATAGCATCTCCGGCCAAGTGCCGTGAAGATACAACAGCAGGTACGTCACAAAACCTGTCGTAAGCCATTACATTATCTCCCAGATAACTCTGGGAGAGGAAAGGAGCATCATGTTTATTAAGACGAGCATATTTAAGAGAATATTGAAGGATGCATGGAAAGGTGCAGGACTCACTGTAGGAAAGAAAGAGGAAATGTACTTCATACAGGGAGCCTATTGGATATTATTTGTATATGAGAAGGACTTTACAAGCAAGAATAAGGCAGCAGTCATTGAACTTGTGGGGGATCTTCCGGAAGAGGGCGAAGTATACAGAGCCTATGAAAAAGGAGAAAAGCAGTATGAACTAAAAGTAAGGGATGAGTGGGAATACAAGAAATGGTTATCAGCCAGAGACCGGTATGAGGATACAGAAATCAAATACAGGGGAATGGCAGTGTTACAGAATGTAGAGACAAAAGAGATGAGTTACATACCAGATCAAATTCTGGAATTGGTAAGCCTATCCGAAACAGGTGAGTATGAAGACTTTCCGACAGGACCTATGGGAATGGGATATTTCGTCCTGTGGGTAAATGAGACTGGAATGTTATTGACTGTAAAAACACCGGCAAATGAAGATAACATGGATGGAAGAATCTTGAAAGCGCTGAGCGGGCTGGAAATGGAGTAATACCATGACGGGTATCAGCGGAATATGCAATATAGGAGAAAAAGATGGAAAACAACACAGTAAAGATCACAGGAAAAATTATGGAAACACCAGAGTATTTATTGACTTCACAAGACAGAAGAAAGATCTATAAATCAACTATAGAAGTCATGCGGACAAGTGGAAACATGGATGTCATACCGATTCAGGTGCCGGAACAGATAGTGCAGGAGATTCGGGATAATGTAGGAGGGAGAATTACAATCTTTGGAGAATACAGATCTTACAATGAAAAGGATGGAGAAAGAAATCATTTGAAATTGTATGTATTTGTAAAAGGAATCAGCGAAGCTGGTGAAGCGGATCAAAACAGAATTGATCTGATTGGATATATCTGTAAACAGCCGCTCTATCGAGAGACACCACTCGGAAAAGAAATCACGGATATTTTAATTGCAGTAAACAGGAAACACAGAAAAAGTGATTATCTCCCGGCAATTTGCTGGTATTCGAACGCAAGGCTGGCAGCAGGGCTTCCAGTCGGAACAAAAGTGAGAGCCATGGGAATGATACAGAGCAGGATTTATGTAAAAGGCGACAGCGAGAGAACAGCTTATGAAGTCTCAATAAGAGAAATGGAAGTGATCGAGTAGTGGAAGGTTACGAGAAATACGCATCCAGGATACAGGAACTTTTATTTGACGGGATGGATGTACATGAGGTGTGGGTGTACATGAAAGTTATGTTCCAGATTGAGAAAAATGAGATTTGTTTTCGGGCATATCTGGAGAGATCGGGACTGATCTGGTTTGCGGAAGCGGGCAGCAGAAGACAGGTCAAGGTACCGGATCTGCTGGAGACAAAGAGAAAACTGGAAATGAATCGAACGAAAATTTCAAAGCCGCTCTGTAAATATCCGGATTGTTTCCGATGTGTATATCCGGATTGCACATGTAATGAAGGCCTTACGAAAAAAGGGAATGATGAACTGGTTCGGGAGTTGGCGAAGAGATAGGGAAAAAAGATTAATGGATGAGGAAAACACGGAGGAATAGCATGGACATGTTAATTACAATCGCATTCTTGACCCTTTACTACATATTGGGGCTGGGAACTGTAATTACTTTAAAAACAGGAATCGAAGAGGAAGCAGAACTTGAAGGAGAAGATTATCTTCTGGCTGGAGGGTTTCCGATACTGTTATTTGTGGTGTTTTTGGATTGGATTGTGCGGAAGATAGCGAGGTAAGAGAAATGAAAAAAATTTAACTGGGATGAATTTAAGAATAAAGACAATAAGATTGCGGTGCATTGTAAGACCGAGGAAGAAGCGATAGACTTTTGTAAACAGATGTATAAGCATGGCATGGTATGGGCATCTGGGAGTAGTTATTTGAGTTATACACGCTATGGGGTATACAGGGATAAAACGTGTTACGGTGGAGATGGTAGGTATCGAAGTTATGATTACTTCAAGAAGTATAAATACAAAATTTTAGAATGGAGTGATTATATGAACAAAGAATTTACCAAGGCAGATTTGAGGGACGGGATGGTAGTGGAACAGAGAGATGGGAATATGTATCTTGTATTGGCTGGGGGGGCAGTGAGAAAAAGCAAACGCAATAGTATAGTCGGTTATACTGATGACTTGAAATGGAAAGGTTATACAGGAGGAGACATCGTTAAAGTCTATAGAATTACTCCGAAATCACTCGGATGCATAGAAGATGTGTTTATTAAAAACAACCTCGAACTCATCTGGGAACGCACCGAGCCGAAGAAAATGACAGTGGAAGAGATACGCGAAAAGTTAGAAGAACTGACTGGAGAAGAAATTGAGGTGATGGCATGAGAGGAACAACCTTAAAGCATAGACGTGGCAAGAAAGCAATGAAGCAGGATCAGAAAGATCACTATGCAGGAATGGCAGAACATGAACCAACAGAGAATGCCAAGAAGTGGATGCAAAGAGGTGCGTACTCTGTGGAGGACTGCTTAAGAAAATGGGGAGTAAATACGAAAAGGAGTGTTGCCAGTGGACAAGAAGATACTGATTGAGTATGCAGACATGAAAGAAGAGATAAAAGATCTGAGACGTAGGATTGCAGAGGATAAAAAGAAAATAGAGCAACTGAACAAGATTACTGTGCAAGATTCTGTTGCATGTGGAAAGAAAGGCAACAAACCATTGCGAACAGTGAAAATAACAGGCTTCCCACAAAGAGAATATGAAAAACGTGAGTTTTTACTTGAAAAGCGCATTGCAAAGCTGCAGATGTTGGAGACGGATCTTCTGGAGAAACAGATACAGGTAGAGGAATATATAGAGAAGATAGAAAAGAGCCGTTTAAGAACTATGTTCAGATTATATTACATAGATAATCTAACCTGGGAAATGGTAGCAATGCAAATGAACTATATGTTCCCAAAGAAAAAAATCCCGTTTACAAAAGACAGTTGCAGGATGATGCATGATAGATATCTTGAAAAAGTTTCATAAATGTTCGCCACTGTTCGCTTCAAAGATGCTAATATGGTATAAAGCCGAAAGGAACAAGCTGGACGGCTGAGGCGTTTTTAGTTTTCCTCCTAAAGACCCAGTAAAACAATACACAAATTACAAAAGGCGTCTTGCATGAAAGCGCAGGGCGTTTTTGTATAAATGTTGATCGGACATAGCTCAGTCGGTTAGAGCAGCAGCCTTATAAGCTGTGTGTCACGGGTTCGATTCCCGTTGTCCGGATTGTGGACTACTGCAAACCCCTTTTCTTATAGATTTTGATTGTGTATTTTGGTTTCAGTTGGCATTGTAATTCTCTCATGGCAGTAGTCCTAAATTCTTGGCATCCAGAGATGGGTGCTTTTATTATGCTTAAAAGGAGTAAAAGCATGGGAGTTATTAAAAAATATTGTGCAAGCATAGTAAGACAGAATATGTCAGTACAGATCTTGTAAGGCAGAATGATGGCAGCTTTATCACAGAGCACACATGGAGATGCAAAGACTGTGGAAAACTGATCGAAGGGAGGAAGCATGGTGTTGATCAGCACATTATAATATGCCATTTTCAGAAAAATAAATAGTGCAGAAATAATACGGGGATCTTCCAT